TATTGACTGGAAGGAAACCAGGAAGAAAGCTAAGGCGATCAACTTTGGCTACCTCTATGGTATGTGGTGGAAGAAGTTTAAGATCTATGCCCGCGACAACTACGGAGTGAGTGTAACCGATGGTGAGGCACAGCAAAGTCGAGAAGCTTTCTTCGAGCTCTATCCTGCCTTTCCTGAGTGGCACAACAAGCAAAGAAGATTTGCCCAGGTCAATGGCTATGTCAGATCGCTATCGGGAAGGAAGCGTCGTCTACCAGCTGCTTCAGGCGGTCGAGATACGCCTCAGAGACGAGAGGCACAAAGACAGGCTATTAACTCCCCCGTTCAGAGTTTTGCCAATGAGCTTAACCTCATGGCCGCATTACAGATGCGTAAGGAGTTTAGTAGAAAGTGGTTCAGGCTAGTCGGTACAGTTCATGACGCTGTGCTGATTGAGGTCAGACTAGACAAGGTAGAACAGGTTTACAAGCGTGGGCTTGAGATTATGTCCAAGCCGGAGCTACTCAAAGATTTCGAAATTGAGTTAAATGTTCCCATTGAGGCTGAAGCAAAGATCGGTGCATGGTCTACCGGTAAAGGATTACAGAAATGGCTGGACGAACAATTAAAGATCGCCGAAGAGAGAAGAAAGAACAAAAAAAACGAACGCACCTTACGCCAACAGAAGAAGCGGCAGCGCGAGTTGGCATAGGACACAACTCCGGTCTAAGAGAGGCACCTGCCCAGGACCACAGCAGGGTCCTGACAGCGGACGGTCAGATCAACATCAGTCAGTCGAAGGTCAAGACCTATCGACAGTGCCGCCGTGCGTTTCACAATAAGTTTGTCCTCGGTCTTCAGAAAAAGAAAAAGAGCCGTCCTCTCGTGTTCGGTACGATCATCCATAGGATCATCGAGGCCGATCTGGAGAGGGAGGACTGGGAGGAGGTCCTGAACCAGATCAACCTTGATGAAGGTAAGATGTTCCGCAAGGAACGGGAAATGTATGGTAATCTGATCGAAGACATCAGAGACATCATGCGAGACTACTTTATCCATTGGGGTGATAGTCTTAAACCAACTAAGCATGACGGCCGTTACAGCGAGCACGAGTTTCGCATCGAGCTCGAGGATGGGATATGGTTCACCGGTAAGCTTGACGCAGTAGGCAAAGCCAAAGGGATGCGTTGGCTCGTCGAGCATAAGTCCTTTAAGCGGATGCCCTCCGAGGACGAACGCTGGCGCAGTGTCCAGGCGGCCGTCTATTTTCGGGCTACGGAAGAGATGGGGTTTAAGCCGCTAGACGGCGTCCTGTGGGATTACATCAGTAGCAAACCCTGCAACGTCCCAGGTGAGACAACCAAGACGGGCAGGGTTTCTCAAGCTAGGATTGACACACTGCCTAGCAGACTCAAGCGTTGGTGCAAAGAAGAGAAGAAGGACAAGAAGGACTTCCCGAAGCTCTTTGCCGATGCCAAAGCTAATCGAAAGAACCGGTTTCTTCGTCTCTATAGTCCTGTCAAGCCTCGAGTCGTGGATAACATCTGGGATGATTTCGTAGATACAGCTATCGAGATCCGAGATTTCTTCGGCAAGAAGAAGGATCAGAACATCGGCCGCCACTGTTCGTGGTGCGACTACCAACCTCTCTGCAAAGCGGAGGCCACAGGGTCCGACCTCGACTGGTTGCTTGAGCGCGAGTACCAGACCGAAGATCTTAGTCATAAGAAGGATGACAAGGACCGGGCCGAGGATTAAGAGGGTTGATTTAGTCGACCGGCAATGATATACTAAGTGTTCAATCGAAAGGCGTTTCCATGGCAACCACCGTCCGCAAAGGGGACCGGGCACCTGGTGCTCGATCAGTGGGTGAAGTAACCCGTCGAGGCTCCACAGCCCTCTATGGTCGATCGGCTACCGGTAAGACAACGCTAGCCTCCACTTACCCGAAGCCGATCCTGTATCTCAACATCCGAGACAACGGGGATGACTCGATCCGGGACGTTGAGGACATCGACGTAGTGGATATCAACTCCAGTGATGAGCTCAAGGAGATCCTCCTCTGGTGTGCTAAGAAGGCAAATCGAGGGAAGCTCAAATACAAGACTCTCGTGGCCGACACCATGACTCAGCTGCAAAGCATCCTGGTCGAAGAGAAGTGTGAAGGGAAGAAGCTGAAGAAGGGCATGAAGCCCGGTGACTTCGGCAGCCTGACCCAGCAGGAGTGGGGACAGATTAGCGGCGACATGAAGTCGGTCATCATGGACGCGAGGAACCTTCCCTTGGAGTCCGTGTTTATCTGTCAGCAGAAGATCTTCAACGTCAACGACGACGAGGATGACGGCCTGGAGCAGGTTGACCCCGAGATTGGTCCCCGCCTAATGCCATCTGTGCGAGACGACCTGAACGCCAGCGTTTCCATCATTGGTAATACCTTCATCCGGATCAAGGTCACGACCGAAAACGATCCCGAGACCAAGAAGAAGATCAAGAAGGTCGAGAAACAGTATTGCTTGCGAGTGGGACCTAATTCGGTCTACACTACCAAGATCCGGAAGCCCAAGGGGATCGAGGCTCCCGACTACATCGTAGATCCCACCTTCCGAAAGCTGAAGAAGATCATGAAAGGACTAGACGCAAATGGCTCGTAAGAAAAAGAGCTCCTCGGTGAAAGTCAACTTCAAGGGAGTTGAGTCTCGCCGGACACCGCCCGAGGGTGATTACAAGATGAAGGTCCTCGAGGCGACGAACGAAGTCTCAACGAACAAGAACGACCAGATCAAGTTCGTCACCGAGATTACCGAAGGCGACTACAAGGGCCAGAAGGCCTTCCTGTACTGCCCACTCTCGGAGACCAGCCTGTGGAAGCTTCACGCTTTCCTCACGGCACTCGGCGTCGATGTCCCGGAGGACGAACTCGACATCGACCTCGACGAGCTGATCGACGAGGAGTTCGTCGGTGTCCTGACGCACGAGACCTACAACGGTCGCAAGCAGGCCAAGCTCACCGACTTCGACAGTGTGGACAACTGGACCGGCGGCGAGGACGACAAGAAGGGCAAAGGCAAGAAGTCCAAGGATGAGGATGCCGGCGCCGACAAGAAGAAGTCCAAGGATAAGAAGAAGTCCAAGGACGATGACCAGGCCGACGACAAGAAGGCCAAGTCGAAGGACAAGGGCGACAAGAAGGCCAAGTCGAAGGACAAGGGCGACAAGAAGACCAAGAAGCTCGACAAGGACGATGTCGAGGACATGGACGAGGACGAGCTCGAGGAGGTCATCAAGAGCCATAAGCTCGATGTTGACCTGGACGACTACAAGAAGCTGCCGAAGAAGGTGGCTGCCGTCGTCAAGGCACTCGACAAGGCCGGCCTCCTCAACGACGACTAAATCCCTCCGGAAGGTGGGTAGGTTGCCCTGAAAAGCAATCGGGGGCGGCATCCTTGATTGGGTGTCGCCCTTTTCTTAGGAGGATCTTATATGCCTAAGGTTTTGAACCGACACCATGGGCCTACCCCTCACACAGCAGTTTACTGTGGTCGAGGGACTCCCGACGGAAACCCGTTTCAGACTGGAAAGGATGGAACAAGAGATGAGGTGATTGAGAAGTACGAGCAGTGGAGGCCCCAGCAGGAATTCTACCGTGCTAGGCTACTATTCCTACGAGGCCGTGACCTGGTATGCTCGTGTGCTCCTCGCCGATGTCATTGTGATTTTCTCCTAAGGGAGGCCAATCGTGGCCCGGAAAAAAGAGACCGCACTACAACGACGCATCGCCAAGGCTCTAAGGGCTGAAGGCTGTAAGCTATTCAAAGTTCACGGGTCCGCATTCCAGGAAGCTGGGCAGCCCGACCTAATGGGAGCCATACGTGGCCAAGTCTTCGCGATCCACTTCGGCTTCGAAGTCAAGGTTCCGCTTGAAGGATCACCTTCGGACCTCCAGCTCCAGACGCTTATCGAGTGGCGAGACGTCGGCTCCATTGCGTGTATCGTGGAAACGCCTTCGCAAGCGGTCGCCCTGGTTAAAGCAGCTCAGACAGCATCAGGAAGACGGTACAGAGGCGATCGTCTCTATCGATGGATTTGCCGCACTCTTCGAGCAACGCACGGGGAAGACATGGGTTACGGGCGCAGTCCTAGAGGTGGAATGGGACATAACTCACGACGTTCTACTCGTTGGGCCGTTAACCAACTTAGAAAGCACTTGGGGGAAGTTCCTATCGGAGAAGCTTCCCTGGTACTCGGTGCACCGTGATCTACCTTCTTTCCTCAAAGACAAAGCCGACCACAGGATCCTACTCCTCAACTACGAGGCGGTAACGCCTCTAGTCAAACGGCTACGTAAGCTTAAGTGGGATCGGATTATATACGACGAGGCACAGCGCCTCAAGAACCGAGCCTCCAGATCCTCCAGGGATGCTGCGCTATTGTCCGCGAGTGCATCGCGTCGACTAGTGCTGACTGGAACGCCTATCGACAAAAACCCACGAGACCTGTGGGCAGTGATGCGCTTTCTAGCACCTCATGTCTTTGGCACAGTGTGGAAGGACTTTGCAGAAGAGTTCCTTGATGAGCCCAAGTTGGATATGAAGAAGAAGGGTATCATCGCCCGACAAAAGGAGATGATGCGCTATCAGATTGCCAAGGGTAAAGCCCCTATCCGACCGGAAATGATGCAGGAGTATGCCGACCGTGCAGCTCCCCATATGAAGCGCATTAGTAAGGAAGATGCCGGTATTGAACGGGCTAAGATAAAGCGGATCTACTTCAGGCTTGATCCCGAGGAGGAAAGAAAGTACCGTCAGCTTGAGAAGACGATGGTGGTCAAGCAGGGTGGCAAGGTCATCAAGACACCGCTAAAGATCACCCAGATCGGAAAGCTGCAACAGCTCACCGGAGGTCATATAAAGGATGAGGATGGCGAGGTCCACAGGGTGGGTACCAGCAAGAGGCGTCAGCTCCGTAAGGCGATCAACCGCTACGTCCACGATGAGCCGTTCGTCATCTTCTGCAAGTACGTCTTCGAGGTTCATGCCCTGGCCCGTATGCTTGAGCGAGGAGGCTGGGGCAAGGGTGCGAAGTTGTGGGGCAAGGTCAAGGATCTCAAGAAGGACAAGCGCAGAACAAATATGCTACTGGCCTTCCAGCGGGGTGAATACCCCTGGATTATATGCCAGCAGCGAACGGGGGGCGTAGGCGTCGATTTGTACCGAGCGCGTAAGTTCTTCGTCTACAGCCGAACACACTCCTACATCGACTATGACCAGATGCTGAGCAGAGGTGATTTCCTCGACCAGGATGAACGCGCGAACTTTTATATTCTCATGGCGCGATCAACTATTGACATGGACATCGATGTCAGTGTAGAAGTGAAGAAGTCGATCACTGAAGCGTTCTATGATCGATTGCATAAACGCTGACCACCAACGAGGAGAATACATCGTGGCAAAGAAGAACAAGGAAGACAAGGCCAAGAAGGCCGATACCAAGGGCACCAAGTCGAAGGCCGACAAGGACGAGGACAAGGCCGAGAAGGCTCCCGAGTTCAAGTTCGGCGTCGAGGACATCGCCGACGAGCTGGGTATCAAGCCGGCATCCGTCCGTGTCCAGCTCCGCAACAAGGGCATCGAGAAGGCCGGCAAGAGCTACGGCTGGAACTCGAAGGCCGATCTCAAGGAAGTCATCGACCAGCTCAAGGCTTCGGCCAAGGACTCGGACGACGGCGACAAGAAGGCCAAGGGCAAGAAGGACAAGGACGCCGGCGGCAAGAAGTCGAAGGGCAAGAAGGACAAGTCGGACGACTAATCCGCGGGCGGGCGCCCTGCGGTCCTAATCAAAAGCCCCGTTGCCATCGCGGTGACGGGGCTTTTTAGTGGATACAATCCCGGGTCCCAAGGACATTGCGCCATAGCGTCACGCATCACTGACGCAATCACCTAGGCATATCGCCTGCGCGCGTCCTCCAGGCTGATCCTGGCATGCCATCGTGCGTCGTGATCGAACGCACCTGAAGGTGCCCATTGACCAAAAGGTTAACAGACTGTATCATTGGCACCAACGGCATTTGTTGGATGAGCCATCATGGATACCCAAAGAGAACAGGAGTTGGAAGTCGAGGTTGAGCTGCTCAAGGAGCAGTTGAAAGTCTTGACTGGCTCGAGTAAAGAGCTTGGTGTCCTGCTGGCTTTGCGTCATGGCATTACTGAGCGAATGGCCATGATGCTACTGATCCTGGTGAAACGAGCCCCGGCTGTTATCTCTCGATCGGCTTTCCACTCCGTGATCTTCGGCCATGATGTAGATGGTGGTCCAGAACCCAAGATATTCGGTGTCTACGTTTGTCGTCTGCGCTCCTTCCTTCGCCAGGTTGGGTCACCCGGTAAGATAGACACCATCTGGTCAGCAGGCTATCGTGCCAATCCTGACCTGGTGAAGTGGGTTGATAGCCTATTCCAAAAGGCAGGTATTAAGGAGTCCCCGAAGTGAACCCCTATGAGATCCTCGGACTTAAGCGCGGCTGCACAGATAAGGATATTAAAGCTGCCTATAAGGTGTTGGTGCTGACTGCCCACCCGGATAAGGGAGGTGATCCGGAGAAATTCCGGGAAGTCCAGTCCGCTTATGACCTATTGATGGACAAAGATCGTAGGGCGCGTTACGATACCACAGGGCGGTATGATGAGATCCGAGTAACTCATGAAGCTGTCCTGCGGATGATCGATGGCACAATTGAGGCCTGTGTCAATGCAAACGACGATCCGAGTTGGGAGGACATTTGCCACAAGATCATCCTGACCATCCAACATGGTAGGAGAGATGTTATCCGAAACATCACTCAGTCAAAGAAGAAGGTCGAGAGGATCAAGCAACTTCAGAGAGCCTTCAAGTCGAAGACAGAAGAGGATCCTGTG